CAATTTCTTTCAATATAGCAGAGAAGTATGGCTGGAACCGTCAGAAACTACTTGATAACGCACAGAAAGAAATTGACAAAGCTGGTCTTGGAATCTCCAAGGATACCCTACGCAAGCGCTTTGACAGACTTTCCGAAAGATACAACTCATACACCGCTGCTCTCGCAAACGCTGATGAAACCGCAGTCCCGCAGTACCCGCAGGACAAGGAAGACCCAGTAGAAGACCGCAAGGAAAGCGAAAACACCTACTTAAAGAAGCAGCTGAACAGCCTCCGTGCCGAAAACAACAAGCTCAGGGTCCGTTCATACGTTGCAGCAGAGTTGGCAGATGCATTGAAGACTGAACTTACCGAAGTTGAATACGACAAGTTCTACATCAATGTCAAGAAGGCTAACGATGGCGACAACCATCTTGTCCTTCCCATTTCGGATGCCCACTATGGCGAAGTCGTTCCAAGTGCCAGCACCCATGGAATTAACGAGTACAACCCAGACATTTCCAAGGCCCGTCATCTCAAGCTCTTTGAAAAGGCTCTTGAAATGGCCCGTGACAACAAGTGCGGAACCCTTGACATTCTCATGCTTGGCGACCTCTTCTCTGGTAACATCCATGACGAACTCAAAGAGACTAACGCTGGTCCGCTTACCAAGCTCCTTGTAGACTACTTCAAGTTCATTGTAGGCGCCTTCAAGAGCCTGAGAAACCAGTTCAAGAAGATGAATGTTTACTGCGTCGTTGGTAACCATTCCCGTACAAACCAGAAATGGCAGGCCAAGAACAAGGCTTACGATAACTACGAGTACATCCTGTACAAGTTCATCGAGGAAGCGTTTGCCGACGATATGACCGTTTCCGTCCATGTTTCCGAAGCCCCGTCTGACATTGCCGTAATTGGTGAACAGAAGTGGAAGATTGAACACGGTGACGCATATCGTGGCGGCGGTGCGTTCTGCTCCCCGATTAGCACGGTCACCAGAGACAACTTCAAGGACTACGGCATGTTCATGAAGATGGGCATTGATTTCGACGTAGCCATCATGGGTCACTGGCATCGTGGTGGCGAATGGTTCCTCAGCGGAAAGTGCATCCCTGTGTTCCTCAACCCGTCAATCGTCGGTCCTAACGAATACAGTATTGAAAAACTACATGAGACGTTCCCTGCTTCCAGTTACATCTTTGTGACCAACGGTAAGGAAATCACGTCCCAAACCCTCTTTATGTTGCAATAGATTATGGCTACCTTTTCAATGGCAAAGGCGAAGATAATGAGACTGGCGCCCGAAACGGCGTGCGTTCTCATTGGTCAGCCAGGTATAGGAAAGACCGAGTTCATCTGTGACCTTGCGGGAACGCTTAAACTTAAACTGGTTAAGCTCCGCTGTTCGGAAGCAGGCGAGACGGGTGACCTTACTGGCCTTTTGCAGGTAATTAACGGAATTCATTCACATACCATTCCTGAATGGCTTTCCTACAATGAGCCCGTGTTGCTGTTCCTAGACGAAATCAACCGTGCCAAGAAGGATTGCATCAATGCCATCATGCAGCTGTGTACCAAGGAACAGGAGTTCAACGGTCATAAGCTCGCACCTGGTTCGAGAGTGATATGTGCTATGAACCCGTCCTCTATCGCTAGTAACGACGTGGACGAGTTGAACCGTGCTTTGTTCTCCCGTATGGCCAGAATCCATATCGAGGTCAATAAGACCGAATGGTTGGCTTGGGCTACTACGCACGGAATCCACCCCGATATTATCAACTACATCGACCAGGCTAGCGACGAACACCTGTACAAGATGGACGACGTGGAAGTCTACGAGGACGAGAACACGGTCAACCCGAGAGCATGGGAAAACTTCTCGAAGATGTACACTAACGGAATTAAATTGGGCGACTACAAGGTCAACCCAACCTTGATACAGAGTGATGCGTCTGACCATCTGGGACCTGTCGAAGGATTGGCGTTCTTCTCATGGCTCTGCACAAAGCGTATGTTCAACCCGCAGAACTTCCTCTTGGAGACGAACCAGACCAAGGCAATCGCCGCAGCTAGTCGTGTCGCCAAGATGCTTGACGTGTATCAGACCGAGCTTTGCAGGAACGTGACCAAGACGATGATAAATCTCCTGTCCGACCCGACGATGGAAGCGCACAAGAGTACGGTAATAAACAACCTGTACTACCTGTATGACCGTCTGTCGGTTGAACATGTGGCTGACGCATACGAGAACTTCATCAAGCCTGCCGTCTTGCAGAATGACAAGCCTGACTGGTTCACCAAGCTAGCCCATACAAATGAGGAGACCTGGAGCAAGATAAAGACAATCATCCAGGGAACGGGAAAACCCGTAGTCAATGTAAAGAAACCGAAACAAATCAAGAAAAAATAACTTTTTTATCGAAACCCCTTGCCAAAGGGGTTTTAATATACTATATTCATTTTCAGTGGACCAAAAAATTCACTCAACAAAAAGGTAAAAATATGATTATCAAACTCAACATTACAGGCATGACGCCGATTCGTCTGGAACTTTCCAGTGAACTCACACAGCAACTCCACGTTTCCCGAAAGAAGGATAAGTATGACCGCCGTGTCACTACTTCCTGGATTACGGGTACTACAACGGTGACTCTCGAACGCTACCATTCCAACAAGAACAGCAAGGATGTTGACGGCTTGATTTATGTCGGTCGTTCCTTCCAGCAGTACATGGACAAGTTCGACGAAGACTTCGGCTTCCGTCTTGCTGGTGCCCGTGCGCTCACCAAGTTCTTCGTCACCAACGGCAAGACCCTTGACGTTGCTACCAAGCTTGCTGAACAGGCCATGAACGTCATCGTGGCGAACAAGGGCAAGGAATATGTCACGATTGACAATTTCGGCATCAAGTCCGCACAGAAGCCTGTTGTTGAAGCTAAGGTTGTCAAGGCCATCCCTGCCAAGAAGCGTGGTCGCAAGGCTGCTGCTGAAAAGGCTGAAGTGAAGTCTGTTGCTGCCCCTGCCCGTAAGCGTGGTCGTCCCCGCAAGCAGCCTGTTTAAGGAGGATATCGCATGAAGAAGGAATTTAGCGGTTATCTTAGTGCATACAGTCCTGCGACAAAGGACAATGTGCCTTATGTCAAGCTTTCTGTCAAGGCTATCGAATCTGGTGCTGACAAGCATCTTTTCTATGGCACTGATGAACTTGATTCCGCATTTGCGAATGCAAAGCGGTTCACATCAAGCAAGGGTTACGGAAACACTAAGTATGACCTCGATGACCCTCTCCGTGTGAAACTCGTCTTCGGCGCATTCACTTACGATGCTTACCTTGTCTCTCTCGCTGTAAAGAAGAAAGTCGACAAGGAATTGGGTGATATCGCCGAATACACTTTCAACTTCGAAAAGGACCCGTGCGAGGATGATACGAAGTTCTGGTCTTCCTACCTCAAAGTCAAGGAAACTGAACCTGCTGAAGAGGAAGAAGGCGAAGATGACGAACCCTCCCCAGTTGACACCGCCATCATGGAACAGACCGATGCCCTCCTCGGTATCGACGGTTCTGAAAAGAAGAAGAAAAAGAAAGCATCTGGCTTTGTCATGTATTCCGTTTCCATTGAAACGCTTTCCGATAATGACGAAACTGACGATTTGTCTAAGGAAGAAGCATGATGAAGTATACGCCAGAAACCGACAAGATTTTAGCCTGGGTCGTAATCCTGGTATCTCTTGCCGTGCTTTTGGTGTATTTTTTCTAAGGTTGTTGGAGTGAGTGAAAGGGCTGTCCTTCGGGGCAGCCCTTTTGCTATCTATGTATGTGCGCCTCTATCAAACAGGCCGCACACGTTTTCCTCTGTCAGGACAATCCAGTTTACGCCTCGGTTGGCGCACCAGTTTCGTGCTGCCGCCCATTTTGCCTGGTTTACCATCACTTCCTCGCACTGCATGTAATAGCGGGCCATCTTCTTCTGATGGGCACGTACCTTCTTCGGGTTAGCACCCTCGGTCAATGCCTTCGGCGGTTTCGGCATGATGGAGAACTTCTCTGGCTTGATTTCGATGAGGAACTTGTTTACCTTGCTATCCTTATCTGACTTGCATTCGCAGTAGATGTCGGGGAAGTACTTGCTCATCTTGTGCAGCTTCGGCGACATATAGTAGATTTCGAAATCGGGTTCATAACCCCATTTCAGAACGTAGTTGTTCTGGTCCATCGCCTGGAAAATACGTTCCTCCCAAGATGACTTGCAGATGGGTGCGGCAAGGTTTTCCATGTACTTTTCTGGATGCAGCAACTTGTAACGAGCATGCTTCGTCTTTGTTCCGTAAATCATTTCTCCCCCTATTCGGCATACTTGCCTAGAATTGATTTAATTGTATCTTCGTTGTAGTCGTCCACGAGTTCGTAAGTCACCTCGATATCGGCAGGATAGACCTCAATTTCTGGCCTTGCCGACTGGTTTGACGGGAACGGCGTAAACGGTCTGTTCATGTTTACAGGATATACCTTCTTGCTGCAGTTGTCAAGTATCTCCGTCAGGTCGTCGACGGTATCTGAACTCAACTCGTAGTCTCCGAGCAGCCTGAGTAGCTGATAGAACTTCTCCGTGAAGTACGGGCTCACTGTCTTATCGACCAAGTTGTGGGCGATGGATACGCACTTCTTCTGTTCGGATTTGGATATCGGCTTTTCGCCTACGTTTACCTCGTTCTCCCTGTCTGGGGCCGTCCTGAACTGGATGGCTTCCTCTACCTTGCTTGTCGGCGTGTTCGCTGAACTAGACCTCTTATGGTCTCGGCATATCTTCTTTATTCCAGTCGCTTCAAGTTGCGAAAGTAGGGAATCGAACTGGGTCTTGGGGTTGTCACGGTAAATCTTACGGAACTCATATTCGGAAAAGGACTTGTAGCCGAGCTTTGCGGCGATGCACTGGTCGTACAGGTCTGCCTCGAAAGCTCCCTGCCAGAACACGTCGTTTAGGCGGAGGTTCTCGTTAATCTCCTTAATCTTCGCCTCGATGTCCTTCATGAGGCCTGGGCAAAGATGGCTGAAACAGACAGTCCAGCTCTTGAACGTGTTAATCATGTCGATAATCGACATTCCGTAGAACTCTCTGTTGTTCTTCCATTCAAGGGTGTAGATGAAGAAGCACTCGAAGTTGCCCACCATCTTGATGAACCCGCTTACATCGAACTTCTGGGTCAACAGGTCGGCATAAGCCTTGATGAGGGCCCTGAGAGGCTTCATGAGCATCTCGAACGTCATCTCGATGGCTGCCTTGATGCTGTTGTAGAGTTTCAGCAGGAAATCGTAAAGCAGGTCGTTAAGAGAACCCGAGAGGGCTCCACCGCGGCCAGCACCGATGCCGAGACTCAGCGGGAACTTTTCTTTGAGACACTCGATAACGAAGTCGGGGTCTCTGGACATGTCGTTTCCGTCCGCATCCCTGTTGCAGCCCGTCACGCATGCGATTGCACGGCAGAAGCACGGGCAGTCAACCATGATTTGGTACAACTCTTCCCACTTGAAGTCGAGGGTGACGCTTACACCATCACCGACTTCCAGACTTGCTGACAGCACGTCCGTAATGCACTTGAATACGGCGGCATTGAATCTAAGCAATGCTTCTTCCAGACGGAGACGGGCGGCATCAATCTTTGCGAACAGGACGAACGCCGCCTTCGTTGCGATGTCGATTGTCGCCTGAATCCATGCAATCCACGTACCTATCGTCTGACAGAGGCTCTTGCTCAACGTGAGCGCCCCGTCAATACTGACAGGGAAGTTGAAACTGTTGTATGCGGTGAAACTCTTGTTCAGGTTGGACAACATGCCCACTGCGGCATAGGCATTTATGCCCATGGTATCCCTGCACCAGTCAAAGACCACCTTCGTACAGTTGGTGGCTTCCAGCTTGCTCGTGACATCGTTAATCGAATTGGCGGTCTTTTCGACAGCTTCGGTAAAGCTGCTCAGGATTGTCGAATCCGATTGTGTCGCCGAGGTTTCCTGTCTGGGCGAAATTACTTCTGTAATACACTTTGCCATTTGTTGGTATGCCGCATGTTTCGATAATAGTTTATAATTGGTCGAAAATCGTGGCGGCATTATAAACTATCATTGAATCGACAGGTGCATTATGGCCTCTACAACGCAAAATACAACGACTGCAACGTCTAATCAGGCTGGAAATACGGCTCAGACCAACGAAAGCGTCAAGTCTATCGCTGACGCCCTCGCCGCATTGCCTAAAGAACAGACGATGAAGGACTTTCTTGAACAGCAGTCGGCAAATGCAAAGAACATGAATGACAAGCTGGTTGAACAGTTCGGTAGCGCTATCGACAATAGCGATATTGCAGAGTCCCTTAACGAGGTCAGGGATGCCTTCCGAAAGAAAGAAGAGAATCAAGAGCAAAAGGCCGAATCTGAGAAACAGGCGGAGCATTTCGCAAAAATTCAGAATGACTTGGACCGTATTCTGGAAATCCAGGGTGAAGCCCTTAAAGCTGACGTGAAACGGGATGAGGCCATGTTCAACGATATGGCCCTGAAAGAGGTCGAAGAGAAGGACGACGAAAAAGTGGACGAAAACACCGACGTCGTCAAGGAAGATGTAAAGCCCGTCGAAGTCAAGGTAGATGTCCAACTTCCTGAGACGGATACGGAACCTGACAAGGTCGAGCGTGAAGCCGATGCCCCGAGCAAGGAGGAAACCTTGCTTAACGACATCGTGTCCGCACAGACGGAACAGAACTCTTTGCTTTCCGACATTGGTCAGAAACTTGGCGATGTCAACCTTGACGAGCCGTCCTCTGAAGACAAGCCCGATGAGCCGAGTCCAGAGGAAACCCTGCTTAAAGACATTGTTTCTGCCCAGACGGAACAGAATGTGCTGTTGAACGACATTGGTCAGAAGCTGACCGATACCGAGGAAAATGAGGCCAATGTGGATACCGCTCCCGATGAACCTAGCAAGGAGGAAACCTTGCTTGGGGATATTGCGGCGGCCCAGGCAGAACAGAACTCATTGCTTAACGATATTGGCCAGAAATTGACCGAGCCAGATGAGGTCGATGTACCTCAACCCGATGTTGAACCCAACGATGTTCCGTCCGTAACCGAAACTGCGGTCGCCGAAGTAAACGAGAACTTGGGTAAAATCAACGACAGCATCGACAACATGCTGGACGAGCTGGGTGAGTCGTTAGCAAATACGGATGTCAACGAACCGCAGCCAACCAATGTACACGTTGACGTGGCGATGCCTGAAAACCAATCTGTCGAACTTGCCGAGGATAGCTTGAACAGTATCCGTGAGCTTGTCGATACGGCCAAGCAAAACGAAATGGAATTGATTGAATCAATGAAGAAGCAGGATGCCGTCAATAATGAAGACACCGAGCCTTCACTGTCAGATTCCATAACAGAGCTGGCAAACGATATTTCGGGTGCGACCGATGCCATGAACAACCAGGATGAAACCCCGTTGGAATCTCACGAAGAACAGGTCGCTCCTGAGGACAGTAAACGTCTCGACCAGGCAGCTGCCGATAAGAATGTTCAGTTCGACGAGGAAACGAATCGAGCGACTTCCCTTGAAGAAGAGCCTCAGGTATTGGACGCTCGAATGGATATGGAGGCCAGGGCTGAACGGGATATCACTCCTGCATTGAATGAAATACAGATGTTCAATAGGATGTCGTTGACAAAAGAAGAAATTCAGGTACTTGCTGCGGAAATAGGCAAGTCCGTTGCAGAGAACATGCGTGACACTGATGCCGATAAGAAACGTGATGCGGCTTACCTGGACGAAGTTGAAAGAATTGTTAGGGGTTAGTTTATGTCAGAGAAGGGAATATTTGGAAAGAGAACCCGTTACACCGTAAAGGAATCTTACTCTAAGGATGCGAAAGGTGCAATCCGAAATTCAGTCAATGAACTGAATCCTAACGTGGTGAGAATTGAGCCTCTCGGTCCGTCCGCCCGTCAGGCGTTCCTTGGCCCTGTTCATGCCGCAGCCGATGCATTGAAGCTTAGGATTGCGTATGCGATGAACCCCGATGCCTTTAAGCCGTTTTATGGCATATTGACTCCAGGTGATTTGAGGGGATTGCGTCTCCAATTTTCAAGCCATTGGAATCAAGAAACTGGAAAAAGTTCATTTGACCGTGCCGTTCAGATATTGAAATCCCCTGCGGTAGCCATGCCTCTTGGAGCCAGCGCAGGAGAAGCTCTCGGTAATGCCCTCGGTGGATATGACGCTACGGGCTTCGGCTTGGGTGCTGCTGGTGGTGCTCTTGCATCGTTGATTATGAGTGGCCCTGAGGATAACAAGAACGCAGGCAACGGTCTTACGGACAAAATCACATCCTTCCTTGGCGGCATGAGCAATAGGCTTGACTCCAGCACTGAACTGTATGGAATGGTTTCTTCCACTACGGGTGCATCTACATTGAAGACGTTTTCTGGTTCTTCGATGGAAATTCCTGCCACGCTTACCTTCACTTGGTATATGCCAGAGCAGGAGGACTTGTTCCGTCTTTCTATCCACAGGCTTTTGCAACTTGCGTATGTAAGGAACGCTTACACGGACAAGACGGATTTTTATGATAACCTGAAAGCGGCGACGAATGCAGGTATGCAGCAGTCGTTCATCAATGCGAAGAACATAAAGGATTCGCTTAAAGGTGTTGGTCAGGCGTGGATAGATGCTGGAAGTGCCGTTGTTAGTTCAGGCGAGGAACTTCTTGGAGATGTTCCTGGAATCAGAGCGCTTACCGAGAACAAAAATGGACGAGCAAACGATGCCGTCGTTGATGCCGCAGGAAGTGGTGTGGCCGTAGGAAACTCTATTGGAAACATTATCACTCAGGGCATGGATGCAATCGGTAACACGATTGACGAAAATGCCAAAGACATTAGCGACGACGGAAAGTTTTCCGATGGCAACAAGCAAAAACTTGTCGATGACATGAATACAATTATCACCAAGGTGTTGCAGGCGTATATCGAGGGAAGCAAGTTCATCGGAGGAAACTTCGTGCTTGTTCCAAACCCTGTCCGCCTTACGATAGGAAATATCCTTGATGTCGAACCCATGGTTATCGAAAACGTCACCATCACTCCGTCGGAAGAACTGTTTATCAACAGCATTGGTGCAAGCATTCCCGTGACAATGCAGGTGAATGTCACGCTGAAACCGTGGATGACGCCTGGCCCGAACCATGACTTCATACACTTGATTGGCGACAATTTGTTCTATCCTATTCCCGAGAAGAATTCTGAGAAGAAATAATGGAGGTCGATATGGCTGATGAATCAAATTACCCTAGATTCAGAGATGACGAGCTTTCCATGCTGACCTTGGACACGGTTCAAGGTTATGAACAGGGACGCCCTGATATCATCGCCCGTCGTTCTATGGGAAGCAGCAGAATGTGCAAGGTGCTGTGTGCAGCGAACCATATCCGAAACCCGCTTCCTTGCCGTGACTCAGTCCGCATATTCGAGGAAAGTGTGTACAACGAGTTGTACATGAAGGGGTATCGTGGTGAGCAACTGGAAACCGAGTACAAGAAGATGCTCGATGAACTTGAAATAACCCCAGAGTACTGGCTACATTACAACAACCTGTTTAACGGGGTGGTCAGCGAGGTTACCGTAGGCGGAACGCTCGTTATCCCGCAGCTAAACGCTTCATTGGAATGGCTGAAGAAATACGATACAAATATCAGATAGGTAGGCATTTATGCTTGGCATAGAAAACATTGACAACGCTTCGGTTGAAATCTACCTCATGGGAAGGGTATATCCAAATTCCCTAGTGACTAAGTTTGTCCTTAACATACCGTTGAACGCCGTCCCTTATGGAATAGCTACTGTACAAAACGTCGAAGACTCGGACGCCATCATCCATACGGGTGAATACGGTGTCATGAAATTTGACAATACTGGCAGTGAGGCGATGGACGGTACCGCTTTGACCTTCGTCGTCACCGACACATCCATCGAGATAGTTCCTGGTACGAACAACAGTTTCCAGCATATTTCCTTCCGTCTAGGCGCTTTCGAGACCATGGACACGAGGACGTTCCAGAAATACGGAACATCGACCGAGACCATGCAGCAGGTGTTCAAGCACCGTCAGATTGATGAACCTGTCATTGTCATCCCGCCGAAGACTACGGGCGACATGATGAACTGGATTGTCGTAAAGTCTGATATGGAGGCAACACTGAACGATATCGTTGAGCATTCGTTCCTTGAAGGAGACTATGTCTATTACACGTTCTCGACGGAGAAATGCAACTACATCGTATCCAGCATCACCCGTTCTAAGGAGTATTATAAACCCCAGTTGTTAATGTACCACGTAGACGCAAAGCGAGGAGGCAATGCGTCGATGTTTACGGATTCCGATTCTGGGTATGTCACCTGGTTCTATACAACGGATAATAGGTGGAGCGATGCAGGCAAGCATAAGCAAGACCTGTTCCCGCATATCACTTACATGACCCTTACCGACAACAAGCCTGATGTTGGCTTGTGCGACAACCCGTGTTTCGAAAAGCTCCTGAAGGGTGCTGGCTATACTAACCAGGCGGAAATCGACAACTCGTTCGGCCCAGCTGGATATAGTTTCGGAAAGCCGTACATGATTAGGGACTGTACGGTGAACACCCACAACATGTATCAGGTATCTCCTATCATCCGTCGCCGCTATATGGCTAGCCTTGGCAAGAAAATGAACATAACATTGACAAACGTGATTGGTCCCGATGTCGGGTCGTCGGTATACGTGTATGTCAAGTCCAAGGAATTGAGGGACGACTTCTTCGCCCCTGACCCGATATACTGCGACGAATATATCGTTCTGGCCAAGCAGATAATTAAAAACGATGGCGGCGGTAATGTCAGAAGCAGTTCAGAAGACACGATAATCACCATGCTTACTCTCGGTTCTCCGAACCTTCTTTACGGGCATCCGAAGGAAATCGAGGAAGAAATGGCGAAAATCAAGTTCCCTGAATACAATGATGCGGCTAAAAAAGTGTAAAAAATGTATTTTATCCATTGTAAAGTAGCTGTATGCACCTATGGGTAAGCTTTGTTGTGATGGAAAATTCGATGTTGGGCTCTATAAGCCGTTGTCCCAGCAACTGGTAGATTTTGGCAATGAGTGCTTTTCCAAATTTGTCGACCGAAACACTTTGATGTGGCTGTTCATCTTCTACGATGGTGATAACGATTGCCCTCGCTGCAGGTCTTCCCTCGCCGACATTCACGACTGGTTCTACAAGAAGGGTCTGCTGGACAGCTCCAACTACATGGTCAAGATAGTGGTCGAACCAGAACCCGAGAAATGCAAGATATACACGAACCTGGGTCTAACCCTTAAACCGATGCACATATTCTGCGAACCCGACGGCAAGATTTTCGACATATACACTGGTCTTCCAGACGCTAAGTGGTTGGATAAGCATATTTACCCGTACATACAGAAAAATATCGGCATGAAGAAGGTATTGTCTGCGATGAAGGAGCAATGATGACGGACATTAACGAACATAGCATAAAAAGGATAGTGGTCGGTTATACGCTCGACTCTGTTATCGAGGCTCACAACCAGGCCCAGAACGTAGAAAACAACGTGGTGTTTTACAGCACGGGAACCTTGGGTGAACCGCTGGACAAGTACAATGATTTCATCTCGTATGACGATGCCAAGCGTCTCAGTGTCATTCTCCCAGACCTTGAATTTGACGAGTTTCCTGGATGTGACTTCCTGTATATCCCGTACGAGAAACTGAAATTCAAGAACAGCCACAACGGGTTAATAACGCTTCCGTTCAACAAGCTCAGCTTCGACGATGTCGAGGAATGGAAGGCTGTTCGAGACGGATACCTCGATGAGCATGTGCAGGCGATATTCAAGGACATGTCCAACTCGCCGACCCGACTGATAACCATGTTCAAGCAGTATCTCCCGAAATGGTTCGTCGACGGCATCATCAGGAATGTCAGTGCCACTAGGTGGGCGGGCATCCCGACTAGCAACATTACCCTAAACGGATATCTTTACGAGTTCAACCTGAACCAGATTGATTCGGATGGCATCAACATGTGGTATAAGCCGAGAATCAGCTACAACGAGATATGCAAGCGGATATTGAAGAAGGACAAGATTCCCGTGTTCACGGCGACCAAGGAAGACTGCACGAGGTTCCTGACAGACCGTTCTATCGAGTACGTGACCTTTATGGACAACCGTGTCGACCATTACCTAGGCTACCGTAGCGGCATCTTCGACCGCTGTGTGATGACTGCCGTGCCATGCGAGTTGCCGTCGATATTTGCCAACGATTTTGATAACGGAATTATCCGTACCCCGACTATGGCACACTGGGGTATTTGCAAGTATGGGAACGATGTTCGTAAGCTCTATTCAAAGAAGTTGATGTCCATCCTTGACGTTCCTACTTCCGATATTCCGATGACGAAGAACAACCTCCGAATGTACGATGCGTACTCGAAGCTTCTTCCTCTGTTCGGAAACTTTAAGACATTGAATCTTCAGCAGAAGATAACTACCCTTATAAAGTAGCTCATCTGTCATTTGATGAAGGTGGAGCTGGAACGAAGCCCTTACGCTGGGCATACCTCTCGTTAAATTCCTGCTCGTCTTTTGCACTGAGAGCCTCGTAGCTGAGGCGAGTGCCATTCATATTCTTCTTCGACCTTTCCCAGAACGCCAGGTTGTAGTCCAATGTGGTTTCGCTTGAACCTGTTAGGGCCCTATCTGTCGTAGTGTTGTCACGAAGACCACGGTCGCTCCTCTTGAATGCGCCGTTGAGTGTATTTGGTACATAGAACTCGACATCGAACGTAGCAAGGTCCATGTTGCTGTTGTTGGGATTTATTGTCGGTGCAGCAGTAAGCACGACAGAATTGTATTCGCTCATCTGAATTACATCAAGGTTAGTCCTTGTTCCAGGGGCATAGGTAAGCCATGGGGCGACCATATTCAATGCCGCCTTGTTCTTGTCGACGTCCCAGTCGTTAGCCGTTGCGGCATTCAGTAATTCCACCGAGATGTCGATTTTATGGAACCCAGACTTCGGGCGCAGGAGAAGCGGGGAAATCTGCGAGTTGAACATTGCATTGAAGAAATTGAACCACATTAGGTACTGGCTCTCCACGACTGTCAGGCTCAGTGTACCTGACCTTACTTTCTTCGGCATGTTGAACGTCAGGTCCTTCATTGAATCCATAGAGTCGATGCTTGCCAAATCAAGTGTGGGCTTTGGGAGTGTCACTGACTTGCAGTTCCACAACATATTGAGGATACGCTTTTCGTTGTCCCAATGGTCGGCGATGAAGTTGCTGAACTTTTTCATCAAGTACGCCGAACCGTTGAAAAGTTTCGGTGCGTGCGTGTACTTGTCCCCAGCACAGTTAATCTGCATTATGGTCAACGCCTTCTCCACATACTCGCCACTGAAACCGATATGGAATTTGTTAGGAACAAATCCTTCCGCATGACTGTAATACTTCTGAAGGTAGCTGTCTGACGACAGCTCCGTATCATGCATCACGGGAGTGACTTCGGTGACTCTGTTATATGGAGTAGACGGATTGCTGGCCATAGATGCTCCTAGTATGAGTTACTGGTCTCTCCACCAGTAACCACACAGATTGCGGACATAAGCGAGTTGGGGTCGGGGAGGCGGATAATCCTCTTTATCTGGTAATTGAACGACATGCTGAACTTCAACGCAGCGGCACTACCTGGTGTAACCGTCAAAGCACTGATGCTCGTCGGGAAACAGCGGTAGTAACGGACAATCATGTGATGTTGAGCCCTGTCATCACCGAAGTGGAAATCGATGTGAGGGATATACATCAGCCTGTTCCTGTACCTGTGGTCGTACCCGTAGACCCTGTGGTTGTGGTCTAGGATTGGGAATGCGTCCGTCTGACCGCTCTGGATGGTTTCCATGTAGCGGTGAAGTGCCCAGTAGTTCTCGTAGTAGTCGTCACAATACATGCTTATCGAGATAGAGTCATTGTATTCGTTGTCCTCCGTTGTCGGAACGTAAACCGTGAACTTGTAATGGCTTTCCTTGGCGTAGTTCAGACTAAGACCAGGGGCCGTGAAGTTGTCGATGTTAGCGTTGACCGTCTCGGGAGGAGGCGCTGTGTGCGCCTTCGTGACGTCATCTACGTGGTGTTTCCCGTCATAGTCGGGGTCGTAAGATACGGGAAGGTCGCCTATACGGCACCTTATGAAACCCTGATGCACGGGCACAGGATTTCGCACAAGGTTACGATGCAACTCCCTGACAGTTCGGGGAGTGTATATAGGCATTTTTTCCGTCATATCTTACTTCTTCACCTTTACGGAACCGACGAGGTTAGCGTTCGAAGTCTTCGGAGGTTCCTTCTTGTATTCGGGCTTTCCGAGTTCAACGAGCTTTTCCGTCTTCTTTCCGTCCATGTCCTTCTGGGCATACTTTGCGAATGCCTTCGGGTTCGGGTTCTTCATCGGCTTGTCGCTTGTCACGACACCGAAGTCGTCACGTCCGCCGACCTTGAGAGTCGGGTTCTTTTGCGGCTTGACGATACCGACGTTGTTCGGGAGGTTCTTTGACCTGATTGCGGAGATGAGCGTCTTCATGTCGCTTATGGAGATTGCTTCACCAGCCTTGATTGGCTTGATGGTGCCAATGAGAGACTTACCCTTGACGGTCGGACCACCCTTAACGGTGTAGGTCGTGTCGACGGTTGCATTGACTGGCTTGAACTTCGGAGTGCCAGAAGTTGCTTCGAGCTGTGCTGCTGTCTTCTTGACTTCGGGTTCCTTCTGAGCTTCGCTCGTCGTTTCCTTGTGACCCTTGATGCGTTCGTCCTTCCATTCCTTGATGGTCTTGAGAGGCTTGACACAGCCGACCTTGTCGTTCGGCATTACCAAACCCTTCTTGGGCGGCTTACGCATGGAATTGGTATCAGCGGTCGAAACGGAAGCTGCGTTCCAGAACGGGAACACTTCATTCGCATCGAGCGTTTTAACGGGCTTCTTAGTCTCCAAGTGAGCCTTCACCTGGCCAAGAAGTTCTTTCTCTGTCGGAATATCATACATATCCATAATTACATCCTATATGGCAATAGCCAACATTGTTATGCAAATAGTTTATAAGATTGGACAACAAATGAGCTACCGATATGGCGTTTTTATCGCCTCTACGTTATAAACTATTTCTGAAATACATGGTGCAATGCGATGAAAAATATCTTCATAGAGTCGGTAAACAGATACAGGGGATTGAATGAGGTGCAGAAAGATGCCGTCATCTCCCTTTATCGTACCTTGTTTGAGGACGGGGCTGGATACAAGCCAGCCGCAGCGCCTGAGAAAAAGGAAGATAAGAAAGAAGAACCGAAGGACGAAAAGAAGGAAGATAAGCAAGAATCAAAACAAGACAATTCGTCTGAAGGCGGTGAAAAGGAACAGGTTCCGTTCAATATAACGAGAAACAGCATTCCGACAAACGTGCAGCGCACGGACAAGCGAGAGGTCGAATACATAGCATTGCATTACACGGCTGGTGGTTCGTCTAAGGCTGGACAGGCAACAAGAACCCGATTTACACCAGGAAAAAAAGCGTCTGCTGACTTCATCGTTGACGATGGTGAAGTGTACCAATACAATCCTGATTTGGACCATTACTACACGTTCGCTGTCGGTGCCGCTGGTGGTAGAGCTGAGGTTGAAAAGTATAAAGCCGAGGCAAAAGAGCGTGGAATGAATGACGCTGCTCGGTATTACGGGACGGCCAATTACAAGAACACCCTTTCCATCGAGATGTGCAGCAACTATAAGGGTGGGATAAAGGACATAACGACTACGTCTGCACTAGACCCTAACTATTACCTGAGTGATGCCACTTTGGCCAATACGGCAAAGCTTGTCGCTTGGTTGTTGAAAAAATACCCTGGCGCACAGATTATACGTCATTATGATATCACGGGTAAACCATGTCCTGGCCCGTGGTGCCGAAATAATGAGGGTACACAGCAATTTATGTCATTTGTACAACGCTGCCATGGAACGCCTGCTCCTGCTGACCCAGAGTATGATGATGTTGAAGATGCATTGCTTCCGAAGAACAGCCGTGACAAGGCTTGGCCAGATTTGGCTCGTGAGTTTGCTCCTGATGCAACGGCCACTACGGCAGAGTCGGATGCGGCTATGGCGGACATGGCTAACCAGGCTGGTATAATTGGTGATGCCGCTTCCCTCATACAGTCGATGGGAACGCCAGTTACCAAGGTGCTTGCCGAAATCATCAAGAAGAGTAACGCTGGTGTACCCAACGTGGTCATAAAAGAATTTATTGAGACGCTCGTCAAGAAACCGGAGTTGTTGAAAAATGTACTCAAAGTATTGCCCCAAAAATGATAACTACGCTTTGATGGAAGCCGCATTGAAAGCAATAGATGGTATTGACCAGGATACGGCCAATGCTATCATCAGGTTGCATCAAACTGTGTATAAGCCTCAGTTCGAAAGTGTTGGCTCTGTCGTAGGTTTGTCTCTGTCGAGCGTCCTTATAGGAACAGCCCTTCGGTCTTCTGTCTGCGGTCTTATTGCTAAAATCGCCGCCGCTGCTGGTGGTGCCTCTATTCCCTTTATTGGATGGGCCGCAGCTGTCGTTATGGTCGGCTTGGCCATTTATGATGTTGCTACATCAACGTCGAAAGTCTCTAATGAAGTAAAGGATATCGCTTACGAGGAAGATGCTGTCAAGACAGCGAAAGCTGCTGTGGAAGAGCAGATGTCTAAGAATCCGTTTGCCAAATATGCAATGAGTGCTGCTGACCGTACGAGCGACATCCTGATGACAGCTGGCGGTAGCCTGATGGATAAGCTAGATGCTGTCGCCAAGACGACCAGTGTAAATAAAGAGGACTCTGTCCACACTACGGATGACGATGCCTTTGCCGAAAAGTTCGGTTTTACAAAGAACCTGGAGATTGTCGATGCGAAAACTGCACTGAACCATTCGAAGCAGTTCTTCTATTACATGAACGGCATGAATGAGTTCGGCAACAAGGTTATCGACAAAGAAGCCTATGCAGAGTACCTGAAAGGATTTGAGGAATACTGGGAACAGAATAGTGATTTCCTCCCGTATTTCGACGAGGAAGGTGCAAAGGCCAAGATGTTGAAGCAGTATACTGAACAGTATTACAAGGAACAGTTCCTTCCGATGTTCAGCAAGAAGCTGAAAGAAGCATCCGCATACGCAGAAAAGAACATGAGCGTAGAGGATTTGGCAGCCCAAGGACGTAATGAATTCGGCGACGTGGTCGACAAGGACAAATACTACGCCTCAATGGGATTTACCAAGAATGCCGAAATCATGGACATGAATAAATTTGCCAAGGCATTCTCTTACAAGACTGGCTTGGACCTGAGTTACAATCCGTTGACACCCGAGGGAAAAGCACTGCTCGAACGGATGTTGAGAAACCCGTCGGATGAATACCTGAAATATCTCCCTGCTCCTGTGTTCCTCATGACTAAAGAAGACCAGAAGCCGTTCATAGAGAAGGCCCGTGACCCGCATCGTCGTGGTGAATCTCAGGTTGGCCGCTATGGAAAAGAGATGATGGGTGCTGGTGCCGCATCCTACAATGCTGGTGCCGAAGGACAGGTTTCTAATGTGACTAGGCAGCAGGTTCCCAACAGGCGGAACGTACCTGCTCAGAACGCCGCCCAAAACGATATCACCAACGCTCCTGACGTTGACAAGAACGCAGGTCCTTGGCGTACCGTAGGAAAGGAGTTACTTTCATCACTTTACCATACTGGAAATGACCGTCACAAGCACCTGATGCGTCTTGGATACATCCTCGATATCAGGAACGGCAAGTACTATCGAATGAGCGATGCGGATAAACAGACCATGCATCAGATTATCATGGAAGACTTGGACAACGTCGCCCACAAGCATGCCGAAGAGCGCAGGCAGGTTAATTTGAAACAGGGTAGATTGACCCGTGCCCAAATGACCGAGGACGAAATCGCCGAGTCTAACAGGAGGGCAGGATTCCCCGCCGACGCATAGCCAGATACAAATAAGGAGAGACACATGCCATTTAACGGAATTCCTAATTTGCGAGATGCAAATGAGTCAGTCAAGCTCGACCTTTACAAGTTAAAGGAAATTAAGAAGTGCGCCCTTGACCCGATTTACTTCATCCGCAACTACGTGTATATCAACACAAAGGACAACGGTATGCAGTTGTTCGACCTGTATGATTTCCAGGAGGCCGCCATCCAGCGGTTCCTGAAATACAGGTTCAATATCAATAAGTGGTCACGCCAGGTGGGCAAATCTACCATTGTGCGTGGCTTCATTCTGTGGTGGGGCATCTTCCATAAGGACCAGCTTATCGCCATGATTGGTAACAAGCTGTCGTTGGCTAAGGAACAGATGCAGCAGCTCCGTGATTCGTACAGCCGACTTCCCGTATGGTTGCAGCCAGGTGTGAAACTGTGGAACAAGACTTCCATCCAGTTTTCGAACAACTCCCGTATCATCGTTTCTTCTTCATCGCCTGACAACATCCGTGGTTTCTCAATCAACCTGTTGTACCTTGACGAATTTGCGTTCCTTAGGCCGAACCTCGCTGCCGAGTTCATTGCTTCCGTTATGCCGTCTATTTCTTCGGGTAAGACTACCCGTTGCATCATCACGTCGACGCCTAACGGAATGAACCATTTCTACGACATGTGGCAGACATCGTTGGAACTGGAACAGGCAGAAGCCGAGTACGAAAAGGGACACAACGACCTTTATGTTCGCTCCGTTGTTACATGGGACAAAGTACCTGGCCGAACCGAGGCGTGGGCGAACGCAGAAAAAGTCAAAATTGGCGACCAGCGTTTCAGGCAGGAATACGAATGCGAGTTCGTCGGTTCTGGTATCACCCTTATCGACTACCGTAGCCTAGAAAAGTTGAAGGCGTCAGACCCGCTGCCGTTTGACAACAGCATCTGGCCCCCAGAGCTGGCCGAAATCACACGGGATATCTCAATGAGGGTGTTCAAGTACCCTGAGCCAGCCAACGTGGTCGAGGCGAAGGGATATTCCTATGTCGCATCGATAGATACGGCGTACGGTATGAGACAGGACTACCATGTCTTGCAGATTGTGAAGGTGTATTCCAACATAAGGTGCGAACAGGTGTTTACCATGTCGTCTAACGCTACGGAAGTGAACGACTTCTGTAAGATAGCGAACATCATGTTGAAGTTCTACCACAACCCGTTCCTCGTCATAGAATATAACGGCCCTGGAAAGTCTACCTATGACTACTTCTTCAACGTGGCTATGTATCCTAACATAATCCAGTTTGATACGAAGTGCCGTGGCCTGTGGGCTACTCCGACATTGAAGAGCAACGTGGTAATCCTCCTGAAGATGTACATCCAGCGTGGGTACCTGACTGTTCATGACTACAACACGATTATGGAACTCATGACGTTCACGCAGAAGACTCAGAATACCTGGGGTGGCGGCGGAAACACGCATGACGACCATGTGACATCGCTATACTGGATTGTCTACTACCTCAACACGACGATGTACTATGGCAACTACGAGGAAATCGAAAACCTCACCGAGACGGAAATCATGAGGTTGAGCACCGACATGAGGAACCGCTATGTTGATGCAATCGACTTCATCAAGTCTCCCGATGCCATGAAGGAGCAGCATAAACTTGGGGCTCTGGCAGAAGCTAGCGTATAAACTACAGGAAAGCGTGGTGGCTCTATGACGAAAGACATTGACACATTGATGGACAGACTGTACCATAAGGGCGAGATTTCAATAGACAAGGAAAAGGTGAACCTTCTTAACATCTTTTTGCAACGTGCTTTCCCTCATGTTAGTAAACGGGCTGTTGCAGACGCTGCCTCCTTGCTTGCCGTATATTCCTGCCTTCTTGTCGATGGCAAACGTATTTCAGTTAACGGAAAGGAACTGGATGCCGACGGATTCAGCAAGCTGTTCGATACCTATGCCAAAAAGGCAGCTGGCGAATTTGATAGCGAGGCGGAAATGTATGATTTCTACGGTGCTGCGGTCGTCGTGGCCCTGTACGTATACAAATATACCGCTGGGTTGACCAATAAGGAACTCATGTTCAAGAAAACACATGGCGGCGATTACAGCGACCGTATATCATCCGCAATGAATGGCGAGTAATTTAACACCCCCACTTGCCAGAAATTTCATAAAATTATATATTTTGGAGGAATACATGTATTATTCCCCCTCTGAGGATTGTTATGCCAGAAAATGTAAAGGTTATCCAGCACCCCGCTGATGAGAACGGCCAGGTAAACCTCGATTCCAATATCGAGAAGCTTGCTGACTGGATGAAGGACAAGGTTAGAACCAAGAACAAGAAGGGTAAGTTCGATGTCAACATCATGCTGGAAAACATGGTTGAGAACATCGGCGATGGTCAGATTAACGCAAACGGGCTCCTGATGCAGGCACAGATTCAGCTTGCTGACCTTGAAAAGGAACGTGTCGCATTGTGGGCGGAAGAATTTGAGAAGTTGATGAACAGCAGGCAGCCTTTCGAGAAGACCAAGGATAACGTGACGATGTACCTGTCTGGAAAGGAAGCGATTGCCAAGCTGGACCTCAGAATCAAGAAGAAGCGTGCATATATCGAGAATTTGAAAGGATTTGCCGATGCTGTCAGGTATTATCCAAAGAATGTCCAAACCATCCTTGACCTGAACTCTCTTGCAGTCGAGTCTGGAAAGCAGGGCCTTATTGACCTTGATAGTGAGGAGGGTGAAAGATAATGACCGACGAAACTTTTAATCCGTTTAACATGAACATGCCGTGGGATGTGGACCCGAGTACGGAGCCCGCTCCCGCAGAGAAGCCTGTCGAAGCCAAGGCCGAACCGCCACATGAAGACCAACCTGAAGAACAGAAGACGGATATCTTCACTGCGTTGGAAGAAAAGTTGAAACTTCCTATCGGTTCAACCAAGGAAGGAATCGAAGAGACCAAGCAGATGGTCAGGAAGATTCAGGCGAAGACGGCGATATTCGAGACCAAGGGAACGGCCCTTCTCGCCCAAGAAAAACTTGGGAAGCTCACTCCTGAACAGCATTTTGCCGAATGTGCAAGGATTAGGGCACAGGCCAACCGCCTTTACGACATATCGTCTAACCTCATGGATAAGCTGAACGACCAAGTCGAAAGTTCTCTTGACATGACCGACAAGATGTGGTCCGCAGTAAGCTCGATGATTTCGAGCGTTGGCCAGAGCCTTGAACGCCTATTGAAGGTGACCCAGGAACTCCGCAAGGAAGAAGACCTGCTTACCATGGAAATCAAGGAAGCCGAGGATGCCAAGAAGCTGGCTAACGACGACGGAACCATGGATGCAACCCCAGATGATATGAACAAGCTTATCCTGTTCTTCCAGGAAGAAGAGAAGAACGCAAAGCAGAAACAAATTGAAAACAAGGACGCAACAAATGAGTAAAATCGGAATCATCGGCGACATCCATGTCGGCCAGACGTTCTACCACAACCAGCCCATTACGGACTACCACAACAAGAAGCGTGATGAGCTGTTCGATAAAATCATTGACGAGTTCAAGAAGGAAGGTATCGACACCATCCTGTTCAGCGGCGACATCTTTGATAACCGCAATATCATCACGGTAGAGTCCCTCCACTATGTAATCGACCTTTTTGCCAAGCGCATGAAGGATTTCAAAATCATCACGATTACGGGAAATCACGACATGCAGTACGAAAATTCCGATTGCCTTACGTCATTGGAATTCCTGCATTACCTCCCGAACGTGACCCTGATTGACAAGGAGCCCGTTGCGATGCAGTTCGGCAAGGCCACATGGCATCTGTTCCCGTGGCTCGGCACTGCTGAAAACAAGGCTAAGGCTCTTGAATATATGAAGGCGGTCGGAAGCACTCCTGAACAGAGGGCTGTAAACGTGTTCTTCGGTCATTTCGATATCATGGGTATGCTGATGGAAGGCGGCAACATTTCGGTCAGCGGCTTTGAACCGACTGAGATGGCCAAGTACTGTTCCTATGTCATCAGCGGCCATTACCACTGCAAGTCGGCGAAGAAGATTGGGAACACCCGTTTCGTCTATCTCGGAAGCCCGTATCACCTGTCGTTTGCCCACCTGAATACTATCCCTGGTTATTACACTTGCGATACTGACACGATGAAACTCA